GTCGCGCCGATATCTCCCCGGAAACACCCGGCGTAAATCGGGGCCGGCGATTCGCCGGCGATGACGGCGAGTTCGTGCCGGCGCGGATCGAAACGCCGCGGCCGTCCGATGTCGTCGGCTCATACGGGCCGCTCGCCGAGTCCTGGGCCTTCGAGACGCTCGGCGTACAGCTGCGGCCGTGGCAGCGCTACGCGCTCGACCGCGCCCTGGAGCATCGCGCCGACGGGTCGCTGCGCTGGACCTACGTCGTGCTCACCGTCAGCCGGCAGTCGGGCAAGTCGGTGCTCGCCCGGGCCGCCTGCGGGTGGCGGCTCGCGGCCGGCGAGCTGTTCGGCGAGCCGCAGGCCGTCCTCTCGACGGCGAACCTGCGCAACACCGCGCGCGCGATCTGGGAGCAAGGCGCGATCCGCCTCGAACGCACACTCGGCGCGCTCGTCCGCTACGGCAACGGCCAAGAGGTGATCCAGCTCGCCGACGGGTCGAGCTGGATCGTCGTCGCGGCCAACCGCAACGCCGGCGTCGGCCACTCACTCTCGAAGGTGTTCGTCGACGAGGCCTGGAACGTGCCGCGCGAGGTCGTCGTCGACGCGCTCGCCCCGACCACGCTCGAACGGGCCGACCCGCAGATCTGGCTCGTCTCGACGGCCGGCGAGGCCTCGTCGGCGCTGCTGTTGGAGTACCGGACGGCCGCGATCGCGCAGGCCTCCGCACCCGACTCGGCGACGATCTTGATCCTCGAATGGTCGGCGCCGCAGGAGGCGCCGATCGACGACCCCGCGAGCTGGCGGCAGGCCTCGCCGCACTGGAACCAGCGCCGGCAGCAGCGCGTCGCCGAGCTGTACCGAACCCTGCCCGAGCGCAGCTTCCGGCGCGAGCTGCTCAACCAGTACGTCACCAGCTCGCGCGCCTGGATCACCGATCTCGCCTGGGCGCGCTGCCGCTCGGATGACGAGCTGCCCGGCGAGCTGGGCGGAACGATCGCCGTGGAGTCGGCCTACGGCGCCGGCGTCGGCCCGACCCCGCTCGGGTTCGTGCACGCGATCCGCGACCCCGCGAGCGGTCGCGTCGTCGTCAGGGGCCGCACGTTCGCCGGCACGGCCGAGCTGTGGCAGGCCGTCGCCGAGCAGCTCGACGGCCGCCGCGGCGCCGTGCTCGTCCACGCGGATGCGTTCCGCCACTACGTGCCGCCGCTGCGCGCGCTCGTCGAGAAGGTCAGCTACGCCGACCAGGTCGCCGGCTTCGGCCCCGTCTACGAAGCGATCATGGCCGGCCAGCTCGCGCACGCCGGCGAGACGTCACTCTCCGAACAGGTGTTGATCGCGGCGGCGACGACGACCGAGCGCGGCACGGCGCTCTCATCGCGCGCGTCGGAGGGGCCGATCTACCTCGCGCGCGCGCTCGTCTGGGCGGCCGGCCGCGAGCTGCGGCCGGCACGACGCAAGCCGCGCGTCGGCGGCATCGCGGCCTAGCCGCGCCTGGGCCGGCCGCAGAACACGCACGGCGACGGCAGCTCGTCGCCGTAGACGAGCCATTCCGGCGTGACGTGCAACCAGTCGGCGAGGCCGATGAGCGCCGAGAGTGACGGCGTGCGCTGACCGGCCTCGATCCTCGACACGTACGCGTAGCCGACGCCGTCGACCGGGCAGTCGCGCTGCGCGAAGCCGAGCAGCTCGCGCCGCTGCTTGACGCGGCCGCCGATCGCGACCGGGTCGAGGCCGTCCCGGTAGCTCACGCGTCCTCGTCCTTGAGGCCGAGCGCGGCGATCGACTCGGCGATGTCGGCGGCCATCACGCCGGCCGCGGTGACGGCCTCGGCGAGCGCGCCGACCGCGGCCGCGATCGCGCACAGCGCGTGCACTTGCGCGTGCTCGTGCGAGGGTTCGTGCTCGGCTCGGGTGATCTGCTCTATCCAGTCGTGCCGTGCATCCATGTCGCCTCCGTCCGTGGGTCTGACCGGCTAGAACGATGACAGATGTCGTGCTTGCGCGGGTGGCGCCCCGGGTCGCACACTCCCGCTCGTGATCCGGCGTCGCCGCTCGGCCAGTCTCGCCCTAGCGCACGCGGGCCAGGTGCGGGCGGCGGCGCCGGCGCAGCGCTCGAACGTGATCCGCCTGCCGGGGTTCCCGTCGGGCGCCGGCACCGTCCTTGAGGTCGCCTCGATCGACCCGGCCCTGCTGACCGCGGTGTCGCGTGACGTCGCGATGAGCGTCCCCGCGATCGCGGCCTGCCGCAACCTGATCGTCGGCGCCGCGATCCAGATGGACATGGAGCGCTACGCCGGCGCCGAGCGGCTCGACCCCGGCCAGCTGCTCCGACAGCCTGACCCCGACTGCACGGTCGCCGAGACGCTCGCGCAGACCCTCGACGATCTGATGTTTGAGGGGCGCGCCTACTGGCTCGTGCTCGCGACCGACACGCAGACCAGCTTCGCGAACCCGAACGGGTTCCCCGTCAGGGCGCGCCGCGTGCCGGCGACCTGGGTCGTCGAGGATCTCGACCCTGACTTCGCCGCGTACACGCGCGTCAAGGCGTTCAACGTGAACGGGACGACGGTCGACCCGTCGCGCGTGCTCCGCTTCAAGGCAGACCACGAGGGCGTCCTGCGCTTCGGCGCGCGCACGATCTGGTCGGCGGTCAAGCAGGAGCAGGCGGCCGATCGCATGAGTTCGGTGGACATCCCTGCCGGCGTGATCCACAGCGAAGGCGCCGAGGTCGACGACGCCGAGGCCGACGCGATCGTCGCCCGCTTCGAGGCGCAGCGGCAGAACCACACCGTCGCCTTCCTGCAGAACGCGAAGTTCGAGCGGTCGGCGTTGAACGCGGCCGACTTGCAGCTGCTCGACTCGCGCGGGCAGGCAGCGACGGAGTGCGCGCGCCTGTTCAACGTGCCCGTCGTGCAGATCGGCGCCTCGCCGACCGGGCACACCGGCAGCTCGCTCTTGTACTCGAACGTGCAGCAGAACGCGGCCGCCTTCGTCGGGCAGGCGGTCGTGCCGCTGCTGCGCGTGATCGAGGCGACCCTGTCGCTGCCCAGCTCGACGCCGCGCGGCCAGCAGATCGCGTTCGCGGTCGGCCAGTACCTGCGCAGCGATCCGGGCGCCGCGGTCGACTACGTGACGCAGCTCGTCGCCGCGCAGATCCTGACGCCGGACGAGGGCCGCGCCTACCTGGGCGTCGCCAACGTCGGCGCGCAACCCGATCTGACCCCTGGGAGGGTGTGATGAGCCAACAGCTGCTGTGCACGTTCGAGGTCTCGGCGGCCGACGTCGAGGCGCGCACGATCGAAGGGATGGGCGTCCCCTGGGACGAGGTCGGCAACGTCTCGCCGCTCGGGCCGATCGCGTTCGCGCGCGGGTCGCTACAGCCGGCGAGGACGCGCACGCCGCTGCTGCTCGGCCACGACGGCGAGCCGGTCGGCGTGCTCGTCGAGCTGGCCGACACCGACACGGGCGCGCGCGTCAGGTTCAAGGTCGACGCGACCCCGGAAGGCGACCGCGCGCTCACACAAGCGGCGTCGGGGTCGCGCGGCGCGATCTCGATCGGCGCCGACGTCGACCGGGTCAGCGCGCAGGACGGCCACACCCGGATCGACTCGGCGCGCTTCGTGCACTTCGCGCTCGTCCCGCACGGCGCCTTCGTCGGCGCCGAGGTCGAGCGGGTCGCGGCCGAACGCAGCGACGACGACGACGACGCCGGCGACGCCGGCGACGACCAACCGCCGGCCGAGCCGGCCGAGCCTGAGGAGGGCGACGAGATGGGCGAGCAGCAAAGCATCCCCGAGGGCCCCGGCGGCGCGGAGGTCGAGGCGCGACTGCCGGCGATCCGCGTGACCGGCGAGCGCGCGCGGCGCGAGCTGAGCGCGGGCGAGTTCGTGGCGCTGTCGATCAAGGCGCAGATGGGCGACCAGGTCGCCGCGCGCCGCGTCGAGGCGGCGCTCGTCGAGTCGATCTCGACCGACGTGAGCGGCCTGCTGCCGCCGCAGTACGAGACGACCGTCATCGGCCGCCGCGAGATCGACCGGCCGCTGTGGATGGCCTTCCGGGGCCGGCCGCTTCCCGGCGTCGGCCTTCAGATCGTCAAGCCGAAGTGGGTGACGCACACGGCCGGCGCCGAGGCCGCGAACGTCGACGCCGACGCGACCTCGACGAAGGTGACGCTGTCGACGCAGACCGCGGCGGTGGTGCGCTGGGACTGGGCCGGCGCCATCCCGTGGGTGGTCGTGCAGCGCAGCGAGCCGTCGGTTATCGACGAGATCTTCGCCGACGCCGTGCAGGGCTTCTACCTGTACGTCGAGGGCAAGGTCGCCGGCCAGCTCAACACGGCGGCCGCCGGCGTCTCGACCACGATCGGCGCCGCGCTCGCGGAGTTCTACATCGCGACCGGCAAGCAGCGGACGGCCGAAGTGATCTGCATGGCGCCCGACGTCTGGGGGAAGTTCGTCGACAAGTCGATGCTCGCCTCGTCGATCCTCGTCGGCCCCGTCTCGGCCGCCGGCGGCCTCTCCATGAATCTCGGCGGCCTGCCCGTCGTCGTCTCGGGGACGCTCGCGGTCGGCGAGACGATCCTTGCCACGAGGCGCGCGATCGACTGCCGGATCACCGAGCCGGTCAGGCTGACGGCGAACGCGATCGGCGCCTTGAACGTCGAGCTGGCCGTCGTCGGTGAGGGCCTCTACGACACCGACTACCCGGCCGAGCTGCTCAAGTTCGCGGCGATCGTGCCGGCCGTCGCCGAGGCGACGACGAGGTCGAAGGCCTAGGCCCGCGGGCAAGCCGGCCGGCGCCGCGTCCCCCGCGCGCGTCGGCCGGCACGCCTCGGGGTCGCCGCTGATGGCGCTCACGATCGACACCGTCGCCGACTCGAACGGGCAGACGTTCAGCTTCGGCGCGCACGGAGGCCTGCCCCCGTATCACGTCGACTACGGCGACGGATACACCGACCAGCTCGCCGACGACACGGCGCGCGTCTCGCACACCTACGCCGCAAACCAGACCTACACCGTGCAGGTGATGTCGCTGGTCGACAGCGAGACGACGACGACGACGGTCACCGTCACCGGCGTCTCGTTCGTGCCGACCTGGATCACCCCGGACGAGGTCGCCGCACGCCTCGACGGCAACGTGAACCCGGCCGACGAGCGGCTCGTCGGCGCCGTCTACGCGGTCGCAGCGCTCGTCGAGCAGCGACACAGCTCGATCGACTTCAGCGACCCGGCCAACGTGCCCGTCAACTTCCACGAGGGCGCGATCCAGTGGTCGGCGCTGATGTACCAGCAGCGAAACGCGCCGTCTGGGTTCCCCGGCTTCGGCGACGTCGGCGACGGGTTCAGCATGGGCGCCGTCTACGGGCAGGACGCACAGAAATGGTCGGAGATCATGCGGCTACTGGCGTGGCGGAAGCCGGTCGTCGCGTGAGCGTGCTCGCCCGCTCGCCCGCATCGGCGGCGCTCGACGCCGTCCTACAGCTGTTGGCCGACCACGGGATCACGGCGACGCGTGACCCCGGCAGCTTCCACGTGGCGCCGCTCGGCGTGCTCGTCGGCCTGCCGGCGCTCGCGAACGCGACCCTGGCCGCGCGCGTGTTCACGATCCAGGTCTACGTCGTCAGCAGCGACCCGCTCGTCTCGCCGGCCGAGGTCGACGCGCTCTATGCGCTCGCCGACGACGTCGCGCTCGCGCTGCGCGTCGACACCTATCAGCCGCACGACCACCGCACCAACGCGAACGCCGAGCCGCTGCCGGCCGTGCGCATGGAGGCGGTCGCGACCGTCCCGCTCACACAACCAGCGACACGGAACGGAGGCAGCGATGAGCACTAAGGCGACACCCGCCCCGCAGGCGCCGGCGGCCGGCGTCGTGGTCGACGACCGGCTCGGCCCCGGCGAGCTGAAGCTCGGCACGGTCGACTACGGCGTGCAGATCTCGAACGTGACCCTGACCCCCGACGTCAGCTCCGATGACGGGACGCCGACGCTGGGCGTCCCCAAGCCGGCGCCGCTGACGACGATCAAGTGGTCGCTCAAGGGGTCGGCGATCCAGGACTTCAGCGACCCGACCGGGTTCGTCAACTACTGCATGGACAACGCGCTCGCGGAGGTCACGTTCGATTGGACGCCGATCACGGGTGCGGGCGGTGTCCACTACACCGGCACGTGTCAGATCGTGCCCCTGGAGGTCGGCGGCGACGTCGCCGTGCAGATCACGACCGATTTCGAGTTCGCCGTCGTCGGCGAACCCGTCCGGGGGACGCTGCCGTGATCAAGGGCAAGGGATCGGTCGACTACGCCGACGGCCGCCACGTCGACTTCGTGCTGTTCCCGATCGACCTCTCACGCGCGGAGCGCTGGCTCGCGACGCACGGCCTCGCCTTGGATCTCGACCAGCCAGGCAAGGTCGCAACGACACACGCGCTGCTGATGGCGCACGCCGCGCTGCAGCGGGCCGGCGACGTGAACGGCCTCGGCTTCGAGCCGTGGGCCGACACCGTCCTCGACGTCGACCTGGCGCTCGTGCCGGCGGACCCTACGGAGGCCGGGAACTCGGACGGGTGATCTGCGCGCTCGCGATCGCGACCGGCATCGCGCCGAGCGTGCTCTGGCGTGAAGATCCGCACGACCTCGCGACCATGGTCGACCTGTTGAAGCGCGACCGATGAGCGTCGCGCTCACCTACGACATGGACGAGGTGATGGAGCTGCTCAAGGAGCTGCGCGGCGTGCAGGCCGACCTGCGCCGGCAGACCAACCGCGAGCTACGCACAGCGGCCGGCGAGTGCGCGCAAGGCCTCGTCCCCGTCCTGCACGCGCACGCGGCGAACTCGCCGACGCCGCAGGCGCGGATCGTCGCCGAGTCGGCGAAGGTGAAGTCGGATCGTCTGCCGGTCGTGACGGTCGGCGGCTCGCGCAAGGTCGGCCATCGCGGCACGCAGGCCGGCGTTCTCGTCTGGGGGTCGGAGCGCGGCGGCCACAACTTCGTCGCCGGCTCGGGCGGCGAATACTGGATCACGCCGGCCGTGCGCGACTTCCAGGAAGGGCCGGCCGGCGGCATCTACATGCGCGCGGTCGGCCGCATCTTCCTCGACCACAAGATCGTCTGATGCCGGCCAACGTCGTCATCAAGATCGGCGCCGAGACGGCGCAGGCGGTCTCGGAGATCGGCCGCGTGAACACGGCGCTCGGCGAGCAGATGACGACCGGCCAGAAGGCGCAAGCCGCGATCCGCAAGGCGGCCGTGCCGGCCGCGATCGCGCTCGCCGCTGTCGGAGCTGCGGCGGTCGACGCGACCAAAGCCGCGATGGAGGACAGCGCGGCGCAGTCGAAGCTCGAAGCGGCGCTCGGCCGCACGACCGACGCCTCGGCGGCGCAGATCGCGGCGACCGACGATTGGATCACGAAAACGGAGTTCGCGACCGGCGTCGCCGACGACCAGCTGCGGCCGGCCCTCTCGAAGCTCGCCTTGGCGACCGGCGACCTCGGCAGCGCGCAGAAAGAACTCGGCCTCGCGCTCGACATCAGCGCGGCGACCGGGAAGTCGCTGGACAGCGTGACGGCGGCGCTCGCGAAGGGCTACACGGGTCAGACGACCGCGCTGAACAGGCTCGTCCCCGGCCTCGATCAAGCGGTGCTCAAGACGAAGGACATGACGCAGGTAAACGAGGAGCTGGCGAAGCTGACCGGCGGCGCCGCCGCGGAGGCCGCCTCGACGGCGGCCGGCCAGTACCAGATCTTCACCGTCCGTATCCAGGAGCTGAAAGAGGGGATCGGCGCCGGCCTGATTCCGGTCGTGACGGCGCTGCTGCCGATCCTCAACAGCGCGGTCGAGTTCGCCTCGAAGAACACGACCGCGATCCAGATCCTGATGGGCGTCGTCGCCGGCCTCTCCGCGCTCATCCTTGCCGCGAACGTCGCGCTGAAGGCCTACGCGGCCGCGCAGCTCGTCGTGAAGGTCGCGACGGCCGCGTGGACGGCCGCACAGTGGCTGTTGAACGCGGCGCTCGACGCGAACCCGATCGGGATCGTGATCGTCGCCGTCGCCGCGCTCACGGCCGGAATCATCCTCGCCTACAAACACAGCGAGACGTTCCGGCAGATCGTGCAAGCGGCCATGCAAGGGGTCGTCACGGCGTTCAACGCCGTGCTCGCGGCGGCCTCGGCGGTGTTCGGCTGGATCAAGGCGCATTGGACGGTCGCCGCGCTCGCGCTCGGCCCGGTCGGGTTCGCGATCGCGCAGCTCGCCGCGCACTTCGACGAGGTCAAGGCGGCCGCCGGCGCCGCCTTCGACGCCGTCCTCAGCGTCATCCACGCGGTCGAGGCGGCGATCCGCGCCGTCATCAGCGCCGTCGAGTCGCTGATTAGCGCGCTCGGCCGCGTGCACGTCCCGAGCCTCCATATCCCGAACCCGTTCAGCGCGATCGGGCCGGCCGTCACGTACCCGTACGTGCCGGCGCTCGCATCGGCGCGCGGCCTCGCCTACGACGTCGGGCCGCGCACGCGCTCGAGCACGGCGCCCGTGACCGTGAACGTGTACGGCGCCGTCGACCAGGAAGGCACCGCGCGCGCGATCCTGCGCGTGCTGCAAGGGCACGAGCGCCGGCAAGGCCGCGCCTGATGTGGGTCGCGACGGTCACGATCGACGGCGCCACGATCCCGCTCGACGACGTCCTGGCGGCGCTCGTGATCCGGCATGGCGTCGCCGGCGTCGACGACGCGCCGACCGCGTCGAGCGTGCAGCTCGTCCTGAAAGGGATGGGCCGCTCGTACGCGTCCACGTTCCGGGTCGGCGTCCCGATCGTCATCACGGCCGACGACGGCCTGCCCCGCTTCACCGGCACGATCACCGACGCATCCCTCGACGACGACCTGCTCACCGTGGTCGGGATCGGCGCCCTAGCGGCGACGTCGCGCTGGGTGATCGGGACGGGCGACTGGCCGGCCGAGCCGTGGTCAGACCGCGTGCAGCGCGTGTTCAGCGAGGCCGGCATCCCCGAGCTGCTGCTGCTCTCGGCCGACTCGAACTTCGACCCCGTCATCGCGGCGCGGACGGCCGACCCCTCGACGACGCTGACGCTGCTCGACTACCTGCGGCCGCTCGCCGACGAGGTCGGCGCGATCGTCGCCGACACGCCGGATGGCCGCATCCTCGTGCAGCAGCTCACGGCGCGGCTCATGGTCGGCGGTCTCACCTGGGACACGACGCCGGCGACGCTCGCCTGGAACGGGTGCGACCCGGCCTGCACGTGGGAACAAGCGACGACGCTCGACGCGCTCGACCCCGGCGCGAGCGGCGCCGCCGGCTCGCTCGTCGTCGACCCCGACGATTGCCTGTACGTGCCGACCTGGGTGCAAGAGCTCGCGCTGGAAAACTCGATCGAGGTCACCTACAGCGGCGGCACCGTGACCCACGACGAGCCGGCGTCGATCGACACGTACGGCCCCTACCCCGGCAGCTTGACGACGACGCTCGTGCAGACGGCCGACGCCGAGACGCGCGCGGCGCAGCGGGTCGACCGGCGCAGCTTCCCGCGCTGGATCATTCCGGCCGTGCAGCTGCTGAGCGGCCACGACGGGATCGAACTCGGCATGAGCGTGCAGCTGTCAGGGTTCCCGGCCGGGTCGCCCTACGCCGATTGGACGGGTGTGCTCGAAGGCTGGACCGACCAGCTCGACGGCGCCGACGCCGGCAACCCGGCCGGCTCGTGGATGATGCAGCTCGCGCTCAGCGATCCCTACTACAGCGGGGTCGTGCTGAAGTGGCTCGACCTGCCCGCATCGCTCGCCTGGAACGGCGTCGAGCCGGCCTGCCGCTGGACCGACGCGACCTCGCTCGACGCGCTCACACCGACCCGATCGGAGGCACTCAGCCATGCCTAGCACGACCCCTAAAGGCCTGCCCTATCCGCTGCCGACCGATCCCGTCGCCCACGGCGCCGACGACATCAAGGCGCTTGCGCTCGGCGTCGACGGCAAGCTCGTGACGACCTCGCCGCTCGCCGGCGGGCCACCGGCCTCGCCGGTCGACGGGCAGCTGTGGATCGCGACCGGCGTCGACGCGGCCGGGACGCGCTGGATGTTCGAATACGACGCCGGCGAGTCGACCGCGAACAAGTGGAAGTTCGTCGGCGGGCCGCCGGTCGTCGCGAGCCTGCTCGCGTTCACGATGTCGAACAACGGCGGCGTCTGGGTCGCGACCGGCCTGAACCTGCTCGTCGCTCGCGCCGGCGTCTACGTCGTCAGGGGGACGCTGTACGGGGCGACGACCGGGGGCGGCAACTGGCGGGTCGGCTACGGCGTCAACGGCGCGTTCGTCACTGAGGCCGCGATCGTCGGCACGGGCGCCTCGCTCAACGTGACCTGTGCCGGGATCGCGATCGACCTCACCGTCGGCGCCGGCCAGAACGTGAACCTGTTCTACAACATGACAGCAGGCGGGGCCGCGAACCTCTCGAACGCGGGCCTCGAAGTGCTGCCGCGCAAGATCGGCTAGTGCAGCATGAACGGGACCGCGGCGAGCAGCACGAACGCGAGCACGACGAACACGGCGAGCAGCGCGACGAGCAGCACGGCGACGATCTGGGCGAGCGCTTCCATCACGGGGCGAGTCTAGGGTGCGCGGCCGTGACGTGGTCGCCGTCGTGCTCGCGATCGGGATCGCGACGGCCGTCAATGCGGTGACGCTCGGCGTGCTCTACGACGCGATCCGCAGTCAAGGGCCGGGACTCTCGGAGAACGCGACGCAGGTACTGACGACCGCGTTCGGCGGCATCATCGGCGTGCTGGGCGCCTACCTCGGGTTCAAGGCCGGCCTCGCCCACAACGGCGACCTCGACGAACCCGACCCCGACCCGACTGACCCGTTCAGCCATGCAGACCCGTAACCGCCGAGCGCAGACGGTCGTCGGCGAGCTGCGCGTAGGTGAGCGTCGACTGAAGGCTGTTGTGCCGGCACAGTCGCTGGGTCAAGAACGGGTCCTGCGTGCGGCGGTAGACAGCGGTCGCGAACGTGTGCCTGAGACGGTGCAGGCCTCCGGGCAGGCCGGCGCGGCGGAACAGCCGGCGGCCGGCTTCCTGGATCGTGTCGGCGGTCGCCTCGGGCCACAGCTCGCCGGCGGGGCGACCCTCGAAGAGTTGCGCGACCTCCGGGCCAACAGGGATACTCGCGCGCGTGCCCCCCTTACCGTCGACGAGCAGCTCATAGCCTCCGTCGAAGGTCTGCTGCAGATCCTCGCGCCGAACCTTCGCGATCTCGAACGTGCGCAGACCCGCATAGGCGGCCATGATCGCCCACTCGTCCACCGGCCAGCTCTTGCGCCGCGGCCGATCCTTCGCGAGCAGCAGCAGCTGCGCGAGCTGCTCGGGCGACACCGGCTTCGGACTGCCGGCCGGCATCGCCGGCGGCTTCATGCCGGCGAACGCATCCTCATCGGCGAGACCGACGCGCAGGCGCCACTCGGTGAAGCAGCTCAGCGTCGCGTAGTAGCTCGCGATCGTCGCCGGCCCCCAGCCTTCGCGCTTCGCGAGCGCGCGGAACCCGGCCGGGGTCAGCTCGTCGAGCGCCGGCAGCATCCGGCCGAGACGCTCGCGGTAGTTCACGATCGAGCGCGGCCGCAAGCCGCGCCTGTCGGTGTGATCGGCCAGAAAGGCCTCGATCTGCTGCACGTGATCCCCCTCGACGGCGACGGGCACGACGCGCAGGTTCGGGCGTCGTCTCCCGGTAGTGGAGGGAGTCGGACGGCGGCGCTCGTGCCTGCCTATCTCTGCTCTAGCGTTTCCAACGGGCATCCTTGCAAACCTCCGATCGGTCTGCCGGATAACTTCATTTATCCGGCGTTGCGGCATGGATCATAGCGAAAACGCTGGGCCTGAGTTGGTCGCGCTCGCGGGGGGGGTGACCCGCACGACCCGCTCCTACAGCGCGCGCCTCGCGTTAGCGCGCCGACTGTTGGCAGCGTGCGACGGCGACGCTGAGCAGGCCTGCGGCGTGATGCGGATGCTCGCGACGGCGCCGATGCGGCGGGCGCCCGGGCCGGCCGGCGGCAGGCGCGGCGGCTTCTTGTTCGTGGCGGTGACGACCCCGACCCCTAACCCCCGTGGGGGCGGGACGGGGTCGGGATCGGCGCCGCTGCGGGCGCCCACGCGCGAGGCCGAAGGGCACGGGGACGTCGGGCCGCCGGCGTCCCCCGCCTCGCGCTTCCCGTGGCGATTCGGACGGAGGTGGACATGAAGCGGTGTGCGGTCTGCGGCAAGCAGCTGCCGGCAGAACCGGCGAAGCGGATCTACTCGAAGTGGACGCGCAACTACTACTGCCCCGACATGGTCGCGTGCCGGCGGCGCGCGCGCCGGCAGCGATGAGCGGCGACGGCCAGCTGTCGCTGCTGCCTGACCCGCGCGAGGACGCGATCGGCTACTTCCACGCGCCGGCGAGCGAGGCGCCCGAGACCGAGCGCGAGGCCGCGATCGCGGTCGCGCCGCGGACAGGGACGGCGCGCTGGCGGGTGCTCGTCTTTCACGGCGAGCGCGACGGCGTCGGGGCGACCGACGACGAGACGAGCGTCGAGCTAGGGATGCGTCTCTACACGGCCGCGCCGCGCAGGAAGGAACTCGTCGACGGCGGCTGGCTCTGCGACTCGGGCCGGCGCCGGCCGACCGAGACGGGCGCGCGGGCGGTCGTCTGGACACTCACCGACCTCGGGCGCGCGCAGCTGCCCGAGCTACTGAACGGGGGCCACGATGGGAGTGTGTGACCGCTGCGGCTACGCGCTCACGGTCGAGCGCGTCGTCGTGCTCGTCAACGGCAAGGCGACGGTCGAGGTCGACGCGTGCCTGCACTGTCGGACGGAGCTGCTCGCCGACCTGGCGCTCGCCAACCGGCTACGCCGCGCCGAGCTGCGGGTGCTCCGATGAGACGCCGGCGGCGCTGGTTCGTGCTGCGGCGGAGGCCACGGCCGCGGCCGAGCCGGCCGCCGGCATGGACGCCGATCAAGGGGGGCCGTCGTGTCTGAGTGGTGGGAGGTCGCGTACAAGGGCGGGCCGATGGTGAAGGTGAAGGGGTTCCCGCGGCCGCTCTATCCGCCTGACGCGAACCAGCACGGCAAAAAGCCGTCGAGCGATGGCCCCGACGTCGTCGCCTACAAGCGGACGGTCTGCCGGGCGGGCCGCTGGGGCGCCTGGGACCCGAGCGCGTGGGATGACAGCTACTCGAACGCGTTCGCGCACGGCCGCGGCGGCAACGTCAAGGACTCAGGGATCGCCGGCGTGCAGCGGCAGCAGCAGATCGACGCGACCGGCTGGCTCGGCGAGCGGACGTTCAACACGCTCCGGTCGATCCTCGTCCCCGAGGGGCCGAACAAGGGCCAGCCGGCGATGGACGCCTACGCGGCCAGCTTGATCGACCAAGCCTTCGGGATGTTCGCCGGCGGGCAGGCCGGCTCGGCGGCGGCGCGGCTCGCGAAGGCGACTTCGTACCTCGGCTACAGCGAACAGCCGGCCGGCTCGAACAAGACGACGTTCGGCGCGTGGTACGGCCTCGACGGTCAGCCGTGGTGCGCGATGTTCGTCACCTACTGCGACCAGCTCGGCGGCAAGCCGTCGAGCGCGTTCAAGCGCGGCAGCAGGTACGCGTACGTGCCCTACCTGCTCGCCGACGCGCGCTCGGGCCTCTATGGCCTGAGCGTGACCGGGTCGCCGCAACCGGGCGACATCGTCGTCTACGACTGGGAGCTGGACGGCCTCGCCGACCACGTCGGCATCTACGAGGCGCCGAGCGGGGGCGGCTTCTCAGCGATCGAGGGCAACACGTCGACGTCGTCGAACTCGAACGGGGGCCAGGTGATGCGCCGGTCGCGCTCGAAGGGGGCCGGCGTCACGTTCATCCGGGTGCGGGAGTGAAGGCGACCCCGTACCTCGTGAGCGCGGCGCGTGATGTCGCCGCGATCGCCGAGACGCTCGCGGACGTGCTCGACTTGCAGCTCGGCCTCGGCCTCGACGTCCCCGACGAGCTGCGCCGCGCGATCGACGCGACGATCGCGATCGGCGACCCGTCCGACCCGCTCGACCAGCTCGTGCTCGACGACGTCGCCCGCGCGATCGCCTGGCGGGCGCTGCGGCCTGCGGAGGGCCGGCCGGCCCCGGAGCGTCGTGACGCTGCCGCGTGACGAGACGCGCCGCTGTGCGGGCTGTGGCGCCTACCTGAGCGTGCACGCGCTCAGGCACGAGCGCTACTGCTGGCCGTGCCGGCCCGAACCCGAGCGCAAGCCGCGGCTGTGCGCGCACGGGCACGAGCTGGATCTGTACGCGATCGCGAACGGGCACGGCAAGGTCAGGTGCGGCCGCTGCGCTGGGCGACGGTGAGCGAGGTCGTCGAGCAGATCGAGCGCGCGCGTCGCGCTCAGCCGGCGCTGTTCGTGCCCGCGCCGGCGAAGCTGTGGGATGAGGGCCGCAACACGAGCGCGGTCAGGCGGCCGCCGGCGTGGGTGCTGCCGGCCCTGTTGCGTGAGCTGCGCGCCGCGCGCGAATCGCGGGCCGAATGGTACGTGTGGATTTCGTCAGGTATGCCGGCCCTGAGCGCGGAGCGCTATGCGGAGGTCGGTAGGAATAGTCGCGGAAAAGCGCGAGTGAATAGCGGGGGCCTTTCCTCTCGTGTAGTTCGCTCACCTATTCAGGCCTGAATAGCGGCGCAGATTACGCGACGATTTACGCGGGCATTTCCCGCTTCGATTCGCTCGGCCTTATCTCGGGTCGACGGGTTAGCCTTGCGCGTTTCGATAGCTCGCCGGCCGCTCGCGAGCAGGGCGAGCTATCGCTAGGCCGCGCGAGCTGCACGAGCTGACCCCTGTGCAAAACTCACGCCGTGACGAAGCCTCAGCAGCGCAGCGAGTGGACGCGCTACGCGCGCCGTATCGCTCCGCTGCTCGATCAGGTGTGTTGGATCTGCGGCGGGCCGATCGACGCGACGATCACGCGTGGCCGCTGGCGCCGCACGGTCGACCACGTCGTGCCCGTCCATGCGGGGGGGCCGCTGCTGCCGCCACCCGAGGGGCTACGACTGGCGCACGCCGGCTGTAACACGGGCAGGGGCAACAAGACGAGGGGGAGGCCGCGCTCGTATCGGCCCCCTGCTCGTGAAGGGGCGGGGGGCTATGCGCGTGAGGGTGTGCGGATGGGGCAGGTCGGGCAGGCAGGCGCCGACGTGGACGCTGCTGCTGCTGGCTCGTCTGTGCTCGACGTCGAGCAGCGAGCCGAGGCGCGCAGCTCGTCACGTGTCCGTCGTGTCGGTCGCGTCGAGCGCAGCGAAGTGGTCGCCGCGCCGCGCGTCGAGCACCACCGCACCAAGGTCACGCGGCCGACGCGTCGCGATCAGCTCGCGCTGCTCAGCGAGTTCGAAGTCGATTCTTTAAGCGTCGCGACGAC